ATTCAAGACCATTGAAGGTAATCTGTGGGTAACAGGTAAGATATCTGATGTGTATTCGAAGGAAGAAGTGGACGCAAAGTTCACTCCGAACGCACCAGAGTCTAATGTGACCGTCAGTACAGCTTCGACACCATCGAGTAATAATGTAGGAAAGGATGGAGATCTCTGGTATTACTGTGAGGAATAATAATGTCTGAAGGTTGTGATCTCTATGTGAAGGACGAAGGATCTTGGAGAAAGGTTATATCACCATATATCAAGAAGGATGGTGTATGGTTAGAGATTGATGAGTTATACAGTAAGGCAAATGGTAATTGGGATTTATTATTTGTTTCTGGTGGAGCAGGCTGGCGGATGCTGTTCGGTGCCGGAACGGCAGGAGCAGATAGAGTCTATACCTCTCAGAGAAAAGGGACACCTCTGAATTTACTGTCAGATGGCAACCTAGTCAGTGCGGTTAATAGTCTACCTCAGGGTAGTAGTTTTCGGCTCTGCACGTTGTTTAGGATTACTCCTGACGGGGAAGTTGTATGGCAGAGGACGGCTGATCCGACCGGCACAACCTCGTATCTCGATAAAACCACCGAAACGGTGCTCGTAGATAGTAATGATAACATTTACCAGTTAGGTGATGCACTCATTCCTAATGGTAATAATAGCAATCATAATACCTGGGTACAGAGTGTAGATCAGGATGGTGTTTATCGATTTGATAGCACTGAGTCAATGTCTCTGTATGGTGGCATGACTAATGGTTTTGGTGGGGGACAAAGTTTCCATGGTGGAATGATTACCGATGCCGTTTTTATTGATACCAATGAAACTCTTTTACAGATAGAAGGAGCGAATGCATATTCATTTGGTTATCCTACTCAACAGTTCATGACTGCATGTTCTACCGTATCGGCACAGACCGGAGTTACTACCAGTTCCAGGTTCATGGGTAGTAGTGGTGGCACCGGTAATGCCAATGGACATAATTATGGCATCAAGATTTGCAAGTTAGGTGATTGGGTATATGTCCATACCGATAATGGAGCGGGACATAAGTGTTCATCACCCAATGCACCATGTTATAACATCGTTGCAATCTATCGTCGATCGACTAATGGGGAAACCATTGGTCCCGGTGGTTTTGGGATTGCAATGCAGAATGGAGCAGGACCTTATACCGCATTTCCATTTCCATGGTATTTTCCTGGATTTGTATTCACTAATGGTGATGAGACTGATCCTTATCCAATCATGTCAATTGCAGCTACGACCGGTAATGATACCACAACTCCTTTACCTAGAAGTAGACAATACTTCTGGTGGTGGGATGCCGCTTTAACTAACATTGGACGTGGGTTCTATGTAACTTCTGCCGACTTTAATTTCTATTCTGGCAATCCTTCTTCTGTAGTATGGGATGGTGATCATGTCTATGTTGTTTGTGGTCATAATGAGTCAAGATGCACCATTGTCAAATTCCATGCAACAACAGGACAATTACTTAATGAGAATATTCTAACGGTCGTTAATGGAAATGATAGGATAGCAACTTCTACAGACGGTCAAATTTCAATGATAGTAGGTGATGAATTCATTTACCTACAGTCCGAAACCGATCGTACAGATCAGACTGGTGTATCACATGAGAATCAAGTGGTATTATTCAAGTTTCCCAAAGATATGGATAAGGGACATGGAATTTATGGTGAGTACCAATATGTTCCAAGATCACAACTAAGTGGTAATCCCACTCAGGTTGTTTCTACTAATATAAATCCATTATCGGGTTCTAATGTAAATTGGGGTGGACCTGGTGGCAGTTACTACTGGCCAATACCAACAACAATGACTAATGCATCGCAGGTTGAAAATACAACTCCCACTGTGGGGATTGTCACCCACAGTCTTGAAAAACAAACAAAATTATAGGAGGTACAATGGAAGACTATTCTATGCAATGTTTGGATATTGCGCAGGAAGAATGTATGGCAGAAGGAATTTTTATTGGATATGTTCCATTTGAATTTCTAGAAAGTGTATTTGCACAATTAAATGAGAATAACATCCCAGGATGTGCTAATATGATTGTAGAAGAGGCAAGACGATTAAATGGAAATCTCTAATTTTGATGCCATTCCACTATTTCCTACGAATGTATTCATCTGCGAAATTAGTGATGACCTATGCAAGCAACTTGATGTAAATGTTCCTTGGATTGATGAAAACTCATGTCCCGATAACTTTCTAGAGAAAGATCGTGTGGGTGACTACATGGAGTATGTGTCTAAGTCATATGCATCTGTGAATCATCGTATATTAGAACATTATCCAGATTTAAAAAACGAAATTGAATGTAGGTTTTCAGAAATTACACATTCGTACTTTAGGTATGATAATGAGTTTTTTATTACCACATCATGGTTGACTAAGATTGCACCAGGTGGTTTCTCTGAGAGACACTATCATAAAAATAGTTTTTACAGTGGTGTTTTGTACTTTCATGAGTATGATGATAAGGACGAAGGTAATCTTGGATTCTTCACACCCGTAGATACAATGCACTCATTCTTCATCAACCCATATGTTGTTGATAATGAATATACGGCAGGTTCTCATTGGTTCAAACCAAAGCATGGATACATGATTTTCTTCCCAAGTTATTTGCAACATAGAGTATCGGTATACAAGGGTAAAACGAATAGATACTCAATGGCATTCAATATTATGCCAAAAGGTAGATTCGGTATCGTAGACTCTGCTTATGATACCAGTTGGGTTTGACAACCACTATATAATTTGTTAGAATACTGAAGTAACTTTTGTAGATTATGGCTAAAGGATTCACAGTTAAAGCAAAAGCACCCACAACACAAAATGCACCTACTCAAGGTGAATGGGATTACGAAAAAGCAAAAGAAATGGTACGTGGTAAGAGTATCGTTTTCTGCCTTCCCGGACGTGGTTGCTCATTTGCCTTTTTGAAGAGTTTCACACAACTTTGCTTTGATTTGGTTGGTGTTGGTGCTCAGATTCAAATTTCTCAAGACTATAGTTCCATGGTGAACTTTGCACGATGCAAGTGTCTCGGTGCAAACGTTCTGCGTGGACCCAATCAACTTCCGTGGGATGGTAAACTTCCCTACGATTATCAACTCTGGATTGACTCGGATATTGTGTTCAATACTGAGAAGTTCTGGCAATTGGTTCTCATGGAGAAGGACATTGCCGCAGGTTGGTATCTTACTGAAGATGGTCACACTTCCTCTGTTGCTCACTGGCTGGAAGAAGATGACTTCAAGAACAATGGTGGTGTCATGAACCACGAAACTAATGAAACGATGTCTAAGCGTCGTAAGCCTTTCACCGTTGATTATACTGGTTTTGGTTGGGTTCTGATCAAGAAGGGTGTATTCGAGAACGAGAAGATGGAGTATCCTTGGTTCGCACCTAAGATGCAACGTTTCAACTCTGGTGAAGTGCAAGATATGTGTGGAGAAGACGTTTCGTTCTGTCTCGATGCTATCGAAGCAGGTTATGAAATCTGGTGTGATCCCCGTATTCGTGTTGGTCACGAAAAGACGAGGGTCATCTGATGACAAATCAACGACAGGTGGTGTATAATATCATGTGTCGAGGAGAAGTAATCCATAAGGAAATTTCCGAGGATTACTTCTTTGATTTTATGGAGGATATGGCTCTGTCTTTCTATCACTGTGGACACCCACATCCCGACGACATTACTTATGAAACTATTGAGGTAAATCAAGAAAATGGCAGTTCGGTCTAAAGTTGGCATCTCTGGTCTTAATTTCATGCCAGGGAATCCCAAGTGTACCCGTCAAGGCAATTCCAAAAACACAAAGTATGCTGCAACTTCCCGTAATGTAGCAAAGAAGAAGTATCGAGGACAGGGTAAATAAAAATGTATTGTCATACAGTTGCTCAGGAATGGAATAGAATACTCCCTGAGCATCTGTGGATATACAATAAGTTGTTTCTAAGCCAGCGTTTAGGTTATACTTGTGGTCCTGCAGGACTAGAAGTTCCTAAACCTGGTTTTTATATTGTGCGTCCATGCATGAACCTAATGGGTATGGGACGATATTCACGCATTGAATGGATTGAAGATAATACTGAACACTTTCATCCTGCTGAGTTTTGGTGTGAAGTCTTTGAAGGTGATCATATTTCGGTAGATTATGAGTATCATGAGGATAGAACAGGGTGCTATCCAGAGTATGCAATGGATCACTCTGTAGATTATCATGTAAAACGACAAAGACTTACCGTACAAGGGTTTAGAGATACTGAAGATTTGTATAGATTCAGTAGATGGGAGAAAGTTGATGTGCAAATGCCGTATCCTAATATACTAACTACCATTGGAATGTATCGTTATGGGTGGATTAACTGCGAATTTATTGGTGGTAAACTGATAGAAGTGCAGTTTAGAAGAAATCCTGACTTTGCATATAACAATACCGTGTGTATTCCCGTATGGAATGATGAAGAAGTAGTTGAAAAGGATGGATATACCTTTATTGAAGAGCAAGATTATTTGAGGAAAGGATTTTATGTGGACAGACAGACCTGAAAGTATCCAATTTATTGAAAAGGATTCTAGAAAATACGTATTTGGTGGTATGGAGCCGCATGCTACCAACATTTTAAGAGTAATCAGTGATCTTGAGAGTGCATATCAGATACTAAAGTATTGTGGTTTCAAAGAAGATATGGAAACTCTAGAAGAAATTAAGGGTAGATACTATAAATTGTATTTTAAGAAGGTTAAAGAGGAAAAACTAAATAATGAAAAGGGATAGCAACCCCTCTAAAAGTTCTGAAACGAACTCTAGAGGGGATTCTTAATGGCAACTCAACCACATCCAGATAGAGATGCAGATTATATGGAAGCAATGTGGGGTACTAGAGGATTAATTACCGATTATTGGACTAAACCAATGAAAAAACCAGAAGAACAAATGCTTAGAGAAGTCGTTGGTGATCATGTAAATGACATCAAACGTCAAAATATGCTTGCTGAAGAGATTCGCAATGATGATGACTATGATGATTGGGAATATGGTACTGAGCCAACTTACTGTAATGGGTAATAAATAGGTTCATAATCTAAAATTATGCCTATTCATGGCTTCGACAAGGGTTTCTAGAGCATTTAAAGACATTTCACTGTCATTTAAACCTCACCCAGTAACAAAAGACCTCCCAGTATTGGTAAACGAACGTGCAATTGCTCGATCAGTAAGGAATCTGGTCGAGACAATTCCTACTGAGAGGTTTTTTAACCCTGATTTGGGGTCTAATGTAAGGAGTTCTTTGTTTGAGTTCGTAGATTATGGAACTGCATCCATAATTACAGACCAAATTACTGAAACTATCCTCAATTATGAGCCAAGAGCGGCAAATTTGAACGTTTCAGTCGAACCAAGACCCGATGATAACAGTTTTGAGGTAACTGTAGCATTCGATATTGTTGGACAAGACCTTCCACCCCAAAATATCTCTTTTTTACTTGAGGTAACGAGATAAAATGCCATTAACTAAGTTTACAGATCTAGATTTTGATCAAATAAAGACGCAAATTAAGTCTTATTTGCGTTCAAACTCCAATTTTACGGATTTTGACTTTGAAGGATCAAATTTTTCCGTTTTAATTGACACGCTTGCGTATAATACGTACATTACTGCGTTCAATTCTAACATGGTTGTCAATGAATCGTTCATCGATTCGGCAACTGTGCGTGAAAACGTAGTTTCTTTGGCAAGAAACATTGGTTATGTCCCTAGATCCAGAAAATCTGCGACGGCGCAGGTGAGTTTCAACATTGAATTCACTGGAACTAGTCCATCGACCACTTTAAAGAAGGGTTTGGTCTGTGTTGGTGCTCAAGATAACACATCTGTTGTATTTTCCATTCCTGAGGACATCACAACAACCACAGTATTGACTGGTGCTGCAACCAACGGAAATGGACCTAGAAGGTCTACGTTTAACAATATCGATATCTACCAAGGAACACTCCTTACAAAGGCATTCACGGTCAACCAATCGGAGGATCAGAGGTTTATCCTTGATAACCCTGGAATTGACACAAGTACGATCAGAGTTACTGTAAAAGGACCTCAAGAAACTACAGGAAGAGAATATAGACAAGTAGAGAACATTATTGATATTTCTTCCATTTCAGAAATCTACTTATTGCAAGAGATTGCGGATGAAAGATACGAATTGCTGTTTGGTGACGGAATTTTCGGTAAAAAATTAGAAAATGGAGCAGTAATCGAAGTATCTTACATCATTAGTGATGGAACAACCGGAAATGGTGCCGCAAACTTCTCATTTGTAGGAACTGTAGAGAATAGTTTGATGGTTTCTTTCTTACCATCGAATACAGTTACCGTAACTACTAATCAAAGTGCCATTAACGGTGCTGATATTGAACCAGTTGAGTCTATCAAGTATTTTGCACCTAGATTATACTCTTCTCAGTATAGAGCAGTCACTGCAAGAGATTATGAGGCAATCGTGCAGAGAGTGTATCCAGATACTGAGTCTGTTTCTGTTGTAGGTGGTGAAGAACTGGATCCACCAGAATTTGGAACAGTCGTTTTGAGCATTAAACCAAAAAATGGCACATTTTTGTCGGATTTCACCAAAAGTGAGATTTTACAAGATTTGAAGAAGTATACTGTTGCAGGTGTAAACCAAAGAATCGAAGATTTGAAGCTTTTGTACGTAGAATTGGATTCTACAGTATTCTACGACACAAGTAAGGTTACTGATGCTAATCAACTTAAGACTGATGTTGTTTCTAGTCTGAATAGTTACTCAGATTCGGTTGATTTGAATGCTTTTGGTGGTAGATTCAAATATAGCAGAGCAATCAAGGTTATTGACGATACGAATTATGCAATTACGTCAAATATCACAAATATCATTATTAGACGCAATTTGAGAGCACTGATTAACCAGTATACTCAATATGAGATTTGCTATGGCAACCAATTCCACGTTGTATCTGAAGGATTCAATATTAAGAGCACAGGATTTACTGTAGAGGGATCCTCTGAAGTAGTATTCTTCACAGACGTGCCTAATACCGGTTATAAGACGGGTGTAATCTCTGTTGTTAAGGAATCTGAGTCTGGACCCGTTGTTGTCGTTCCTAATGCCGGTACAGTGGACTACATGAAGGGTGAAATTATTATTAATGCCATCAATATTACATCTACTGTTAAAAATGACGATATTATTGAAATTCAGGCAGTTCCAGAGTCCAATGATGTGATTGGTCTGAAAGACCTGTATTTGCAACTGGATATCTCGAATAGCACCATAAATATGGCAAGGGACACCATTGCATCAGGTGAACAAATTTCAGGAGTTGGTTTCCCAGTAGCATCCAGTTATACTAACGGACAATTAAGTAGACAATGATAAACACGAATTCCGTATTCGAATCTAGAGTTAAAATTCAGCAAGTTGTAGACAGTCAACTGCCTGAGTTTATCAAAGATGAGAATCCACTTGTAGTGGATTTTCTGAGATCGTACTATACGTCTCAAGAGTATGCTGGTGGTCCTGTAGATATTGCTGAGAACTTAGATAAGTATCTAAAACTTGATAAATTGACTCCCGAGATCATTGTCGGGATGTCTACGGTATCTTCTGCTGTTAATAGCACAGATACGGAGATTTTTGTAACTAATACGAAAGGATTCCCTGAAGAATACGGACTTTTCCGTTTAAATGATGAAATTATCACATATACTGGAGTAACAACGAATTCTTTCACGGGATGTGTCCGTGGATTCTCCGGTATTACATCTTATCATGCTCCAAACCAACCAGAGGAGTTAGTATTCTCCACAAGTGTTGCGGCTGACCATTCTAACGGCACTGCAGTACAAAATCTCAGTGCTCTGTTCCTGAAAGAGTTTTATAACAAATTAAAAGGACTTTATACACCCGGATTAGAGAATGTAGCATTTGCTCCTGATCTGAGTGTCAATAATTTCATTAAAGAGTCTAGAAGTTTATATCAGAGCAAAGGCACGGAAGAATCGATCAAGATTCTGCTCAAAGTTCTGTTTGGTGTAGATTCCAAGGTCATTGATCTGGAACAATTCCTTTCGAGACCTTCTTCTGCCGAATTTATTCGCAGAAAGGTAGTTGTTGCCAAACTAATCAGCGGAAATCCAAAACTGATCTCCGGTGCTACTCTTTTCCAAGATGCACAAACCAATATCGGTATTGGTGCTGCTAGTGGACCCATCTCGGAAGTAGAAATCTTTACTAGAGGCACCACAGATGATATTGGCAGACAAACCTACTATAAGATTTCCCTATTCACTGGATTTGGTGATGAGAGTCTTGTAGAAGGCACTTTTATCATTCCTGGCAGTAGTTTCACTATTGGAACCACAGAAACTACCGATTCTGTAATTACTGTTGATTCCACTATCGGATTCCCGCAATCTGGAACATTCCAAGTCGGAATGAGCACTGTCACATATACTGACAAGACAGTTACCCAATTTTTGGGTTGTACCGGAATTACTAGTGCCATTAATCCAAGATCTGAGATTATTCAAGATCTTCAGGTATATGCATATGAAAATAATGATCTCACCAAACCAGTAATCTTCACCCTTACCGGTGTATTGAAAGGATTGAAGACAGATGATAATGTTTTCTCTTCAGAAGAGAATTCTATCATTTCTGTAAAAAATCTTGGAGAAGTTATTGACAATAGTGATGAAGATATCAGTTACAAAAAAGTATTCTTTAACTCTTGGGTCTATAACAGCTCTTCAAGGTATTTTGTATCCAGTTTCAATGGATCTACCTTTAATGTACAATCTTCGATTGATAGATCCAGTCTGAAGGTAGGAGACCGTGTTGATATTGTAAGAAGATCTTCTCAAGAGATTGATGCGACTAATTTAGAAGTTCAAACGATCAATCTAAACACTAATGCCATTACTGTAAATGGAAATCTCACTGGCATTAATACAGATCTTAAGTATGACATTAGAAAGAGAATTAGCAAAGCAACAAGTGTTGGTTCTACTTTATCTGCTGGTAATGACGCACTTGCTTCAGATATTCTGAATGCTTATAACGAAAACAATGATTTTGGTTATGTTGCATCAAACTCACTACCATCTTATGAAATTAGACCAGTAACGACAAAAGTCAATATTGCAACGGCATCTACAACTAGTGGTGCAATCCTTGGATATGATTCCAATACCTTAAATTACGATACCCTTGCATTTTCTGCAAATGTTCCTTTTGTAACTGGTGATGAGGTATTCTATGATCCAGAAGTAACTCCAATTATTGGTCTTCATACTGGATCGTATTATGTAAATGTTGATAGTGCAAATCCAAACAGAGTAAAACTAGCACTTTCCAAATCTTTCTTGGATGCACAATCTTTTGTTAGATTTACTCCTTCAAATAATGGACCACATGAATTTATTCTTTCTGAGCAAAGAGTTGATGAGATTCAACCACAAAAGCTTCTGAAGAAGTTCCCACTTTCTCAAAACTTGATGAGTGGTAATGATACCACAACAGAACCAGGTCCAACTGGTATGTTGATCAATGGTGTTGAAATTGTAAACTATAAGTCTGATGATTCTGTTTACTATGGTCCTATTACCAACGTTGGTATCTTTACTGGTGGATCTAACTATGATGCTGCAAATGCACCTTCTGTAGTAGTAAGTGATCCAGAAGTATCTACAGGAACAACTGCATTAGTACAACCAGTTGTTAGTGGATCTTTTGTTGATGTTGAAGTTGATCCAGTAAGCTTTGACATTGAAGAAATTGTTTCTATCAATATTACTGGTGGTAATGGTGAGGGTGCAACAGCATCTGCTACTTTAGCATCTGAATTTAGAGAAGTATTCTTTAATGCTAATAGTCTTGCTAACGGTGGTGGTGTATCTGCTGCTGACAATACAATTACTTTTGATACAGTACATAATTTCCAAACAGGAGATTCTATTGTATACAACGACTTAGGAACACCTGCTCTTGGTATTTCTACAGACTCTGCTAATGATGCTATTCAAAACCTGACTCTTCAATCAGGTGAAATCTATTTCTCTAGATTCATTAATAGTAGAACAGTTCAACTGTTCAATACTAAAGCAGAAGCACAGAGTGGTATCAATACTATTGGTATTACTACTGAAAACAATGCTGGACTAATGAAGTTCAGAACTACTAATAAGAAGCTTAAGCTAGATCGAATTAATATCCTTAACCCTGGACAGAGTTATTCTAATAGGAAACTCATTGTTAAGTCAACAGGTATAAACACTGCAAATGATACTATTGTCTTTAATAACCATAACTTTACTGATGGTGATTTTGTAGAGTATGAGTTCTTCGATACTGGAGTAGTTGGACTTAGCACAACAACTCGATATAAAGTTCTTGCCGTAGATAATAAGTCATTTAGACTTGCCAATGCTGGTGTTGGAGGAACTAATCTCACAGACTACATTAGACGTAAGCATGTTGCATTAGACTCTGTTGGTGTTGGTAGTCATATCTTTAAGTATCCTGCCATTGAAGTTACTATCAATGCTGTAACAACTCAACAGACCGCTGGACAGTTCACTGCTACTCCTGTTGTCCGTGGTGCTATTGTTGATGCATATCTGTATGAAGAAGGTTCTGATTATGGATCAGAAACACTTAATTTTGAGAAAGTACCCAAACTTACAGTCACTAGTGGATCTGGTGCTGCTGTAAGTCCTATCATTATTAATGGTAGAATTGAAAATGCATTCGTTCAAAATGGTGGTAGTGGATATACTTCACCACCAGAGTTAGAAGTCACCTCTAGTCCTGTTGGTATTGCCACTACAGGAACCGGTGCAAGACTGAGAGCACTGATCAACAATGTTGGTGTTGTAACCGACGTAGTGGTCCTAGGAAAGGGACAGAACTATGATATCAATACAACTAGTATCAAAGTCAATTCAGTCGGTTCTGGTGCCATTCTGAATGGTTTCGTGAGGAAACTGCAGGTCAATAAGTTTGCGAAGATTAATGATAATGGTGGTGAGATTGTAAACCCAACTCCAAGGAATGGTCTTGAGTATGCTGCTATTGGATATGGATCTACTTTCAGAGTAGAATTTGGTGATGGTGGTTCAGCACACTCCCCAATCATTGGATGGTCGTATGATGGTGTTCCAATCTATGGATCTTACGGATATGTTGATCCAGAGAACATTCAGAGTGGTATTAAGAGAGTTGGTACAGGATATACTTCTGTTATCACTAATATCACCAACAGACCAAGCACCACAGTCTTCCCACCTGGATTCTTTGTAGATGACTTTGTTTATGATGGTAGTGGTGATCTTGATGAATATAATGGTAGATTTGCAATTACCAATGAGTTTCCAAATGGTGTTTATGCATATTATGCTACTATAGACACAATTGGTAATCCAGAATTCCCATTCTTTGTTGGACCACACTATAGATGTGCTCCTATTGCAGAGAACCTTGATCCTGCTGTTAAGATTAGTCAGGCATTTGATTTTAATAACTCTGATTTAGTTAGAAACACCTTCCCACAGAAGATTGGTGATTCTGCAGCATCTTATGACTTTGTTATTGAACCATATAAGGTATTTGTTCAAGATGCAATTGTTGAGAGCATTTCCAGAGGATCTTTTGATTCTGTAAGTGTTGCTGCTACTGGTAATGGTAAGTATGGTGTTGGTGATGTTGTTAACTTCATCGAATTTGCACCTGGTGAAGGAACAGGACTTGCGGCTGAAGTTTCTAGTATTGTTGGCAAGTCAGTTGTCAGTATTGCCTCCACAGACGAAATTTATGAAAATGTTGTTGTTAAGTGGAAGAACAGCAAAGAGGTAGAGTTAGTATCTGATGTTAATTTTGATCTTATCGATCAAGATGTAGTTCAAATCACAGGTCTTTCTACTTTTGTTAAAGATCTTACAGGATCACAAGTTGCCAATACTATTAATCCAATTTCAAACCTAGTTGTTGGTTTTGGTACAACTGGTGTCAGTGGAATGGTCACTGATATTAGTGTTGCTAATATTCCTGTTTCTATAGGCAATTCCATCAAAGTCAGCACCGAAACACTTGGTGTTTTGAATGTATTTGATGCTGATGGCATTATTAGAGTTAAGAGATACCCATCAGAGACTGCAAACGGTGGAGTTGCTCATACAGCAACAGAATCTGTCAGTTATCTGCCACAAGCATTTACGGTAAATGTTGAAACACCATATTTTGAATCAAAAGATCAGGATGTAATTTATTTCAACCCATTTGAGTCAATTGGTATTGGTATCACTGCTGGTTTTACAACTGCTAGATCTTATCAGTTCAATGGTGTAACAACTACCAGAACTATCCAAACTCAAAATATTTTCCTTCCAAATCATCCATTTGTAACTAATCAGCATCTGGCTTATGTTGGATCTGGTACTAGCACAATTGGAATCTCAACATCTCCAACTGGCAACAGATTTGACATGCCAGCAGATGTATTTGCCATCAAGACATCTAAAGATACAATTGGTATCGCAACTGTCCTGAATGGTGATAAAGTTTACTTCCGTGATGTTACAAACACCGATTTCTATGATTATGTCCTTCAGTCACAGTATCAGCAGATTACAGCAGATGTTAAGAAGGTAACTGCAACTGTAACCACTGGTGAAGATCATAATCTTGAAAATGCCGATGTTATCAAACTTGATCTGAAGTCAAACCTCACTAGAGGTGTCGGAGCAGGTTCTTCTATCGTTCTCAAGATTGCAAAAGACAATCTTCTTGTTAATCCAGTTGCAATCAGTTCTGCTGGTGTCAATACATCTACAAATGTCATTACATTAACAGATCATGAATATTCTACTGGAGACAAGGTATTCTATGAATCTACTGAAGTTATTGGTGGACTGACAACCGGAACTTTCTATATCTACACTATTGACAAAGATAATTTCAGTCTTGGTGAAACGGAAAGAGATATTCAAGTATTCCCACCAAACATCGTCAGTCTCACTTCTGTTGGTGGTACATCACAGTCTATTGCTAGAATTAACCCACCATTATCAGTCTATAAGAATGATGATGTTGTATTCAATTTAGAAGACACATCCTTGACAGGATTTGAATTCAAGATCTACTATGATCAAGATTTCTTCAATTCTACAGTTTCTACTGGTCAGACTGACAGTTTCTTGATTAATAGTTCTGGAACTATCGGTTCTGCAGGTGCAGCACTGACAGTTTCCTATTCTACAAACTTCCCCGAAATTCTTTACTACAATGTAGAGAGATCTGGTTTTATTAGCACTGCTGATAAAACAGTTACTGGATATAATGAAATTCAATATAATAATAGTGTATTCTCTGGTGAGTATTCTATTTCTGGTGTTACTAGCACAACATATGGCATTAATTTGACACATGTTCCAGAAAGAGTATCATATGCTTCCACAGAGTGTGATTTGCTGAAATATACCACCAAGTCCACTAGTGCTAATGGTTCTATTGATAAAGTTGATCTTATCTTCCCTGGATTAGATTATAAGAAATTCCCAAGCATTTCTAGTATCACTTCTGGACTTGGAACTGATACGGTCTTGAGACTCAATTCTTCTACAGTTGGAAAGTTAGACACAGTAAGACTGCTTACACCTGGTTTCTCTTATCCATCTGATAAGACACTTTCTCCAGAGGCAAGTATTCCAAATGAACTGAATGTAAGAGATTATCAAACACTGTTCTCTGTATCAATTCTCTCTGGTGGTAGAAACTTCCAGACACCACCTAACGTTATTCTATACAACCCATCAACCAATGAAGTTGTACCTGATTTCCAAGGTTCTACAGAACTGGCTGGCAATTCTGTTAGCCCAACTGTAGATGGTGTCCCTGGAGTCAGAATTGACAAGAATCCAGTTGGTTTGGAAGACGATGTTGTTTATGAGGCATATACCGTCAATAATGACAATGGTGTTTCCATCGTTAGTGTTGCGTCTACCCAGAACAATAACGTTACTCTGCAAATTGCAACTCCTGTTCTTGGATTTACAACTGCACCATTCCAAGTTGGAGACAGCATCTTTGTCGAAGGTATCGGCATGGGTGGCACTACAGGAGAAGGTCACAACTCTGCAGACTATGGATATCAGAAATTTACAGTTGCAAGTTATGACAGCACTTCCAACCCCAACCTGCTGACATAC